TTCATGGTCGGGAAGGCCACCTAACATGATACCCAAAGGATTCCTTCTAACAGCTATTGGAGTTGGTGTGCTGAGCGAAAGCGATTTGAGTACCGAATGGCAGATCGTCATCATGGGCCTGGCGAGCCTCGTTGGTGCCGTGCTCCTCGTCGCATATCAGCGGTGGAGAGAAAATCGTATCCTGAGACACATCGACACTCAGATCGCACACTCGACTGGCAAGATTCTCGAAGCGCTCGAAACAACACAGACGCCGCCCAAACCTGCCCCACGCAAAAGGGCGGCTCCCAAACCCCCTGTCGTCAAGAAATGAGCGCTTCGATTTGCACACCGTGGGTGTTCGAGCCTTGTTGTGCTGACGTTGACCTGAACGCCGCCGACCCGGTACTGGTGGCCAACGCCAGGCAAGCGGCCATCGACTTCATTCACGAGTCCACCGGGCGCAGGTTCAACGGGGACTGCACCGACAGTTTCATGCCACCCTGCCTTTGCGGCTGCTTCCCTTGCGCTTGCGAATGGCGCGTCATGGATCTCCGCAACTACATCAGCCCCGCACAGGAACACCTGCGCAACATCGAGATAACTGTTGACGGGGTTGACGTTCCAGCGGCGGGCAACTGGGAGTTCACTGACGGACGGTGGCTCACTCCACTGCGCGGCGGGCTGCTTCACCCGTGGCCGAGGCAAAACCTGAACGCCGCTGCCGGCACCCCCGGCACATGGTCAATCTCGTACACGTACGGCACCCACCCCCCACAACTTGCACTCCTCGCTGCAGCGGACGTAATGTGCGAAATCCTGCGCGCTTGTCTCGACATGCCGTGCGACGTTCCACGCAACGCTGTGGCCGTGACACGCGACGGAGTGACAGTCAAACTCGCTCCCGGTTTCGGTGGCCTACCGTCGGTGATGGCACTGCGAAAAGCGTACCCAAGGCGTAGGCGACTGCCGTCCAGAATTTACCAACTCGGAGCACTGTCCCGTACGCGCACACCCCTGTAATCGTGTAGTATTATTCTCATCAAATCCAATATGGGTTCGTCGCAGAACTCGTCCACCCTCTCCCAGGGTGTTCTGCGACCCCGCAGCTTCACCCCAAAACCAAGGAAGCCGCACAATGAGTAGCTGTATCCCCCGCAAGTACCTCCAATCAGTCAACGTGTACGGCCTCGACGAATGCGGTCGAGTGCAGGTCGGAGCCGGAGCGCTTTTCGGCCTCAGCCTCAGAACCATCGTTCTCGCAGAGGCCATCGAAGAAGGCGAAGAGGAAACCGTAACTGACGTGTACGGCAACGTATGCGTCCAAGACAAGGCGTGCCCAATTGACCGTGGCACCGATTTCACGATGACCGACTGTGTTGAGAACTGGTCACTCAACGCACTCCTCGGGTTCGGAACACTCCACACCACCCTTGGTGTTGTGGACGGCTTCGACCGCAACTCGGTCAACTGTGACGCCGCCGTTGCTGTTGAACTCGTCTGGAAGCCAGGTGGTGCTTGTGCCGCCGGTGTTGACCCGAAGTGTCTCGTGCAACTGTTCCCACATGTTCGCAACTGGACCCCCACAGGGGAACAAACAGTTGACGCGAAGAACACAGTGTCCCGCACCTTCAAGGGCCGTACGTACAAGAACGGGCGGCTGTTCCAGGACGTTGTTCCTGCGCAGCTCGCACATTGGACCCCGTTCGCCGCCGAAATTGCTGCGGGGAACACTTTCTCGTACACACGTACGATGGACTGCCCTGTGCAGGCCGCTCCAAGCTGCGAACTCGTACCACTCACAGCGTAACTTGACCAATGTCGTTCAGCGAGGTCCTTCAAGCTGTCGCGAACTGCGTAGCGGCCGCTGAACTTCCGCTCGGGACGCCCGGCACCCTGATCCTCGGACCAGAGGATGCCGGGCTTTCCCAACCATGTTGCGACAACGGCGGGCTGATGCGCGTCGAAACGCTCGAAGTCACACCGGTTGATGACGAAGGCACAGTGTACGGACGCCAGTGCGACACCACATTCCTACTGCTAGCCAAGCTGACAATCCTCAGATGCTGGCCAACAATCAAAGCTAACGGCGGTGCCCCCAACCCTGTTGAGGTCACCTCAACGGGCACCGCTCTCGTTGATGACGCCTATGCTGCGCTGGCAGCCGTGCTGTGCTGCGATAGGGTGAGGTCAACCAGAAGAGTAACGTTCATAGCCCCCGACGGCGGTTGCGCCGGTTACGAGATAGAGTTCTATTCCGATGTCGAAATCTGTTGCTAACAAACTCGTCCGAGTGTATATCACGTTCGCCTACGGCTCCGTCCACGGAGCATACGCGGGGGATGTGATCGAAGTCACCGCCGCCGAAGCTGCTAGCATCGTGGCAGCCGGACACGGGACCATGGTGCTGGAGGCCCCCCATGACGTTCAAAGTGACCTGGGACAACCAGGAAGTGAAGGCATGGCAGAGGGAAATCAGCCAGAGGTGGGCGAGGGCGGAAGCCCCGCAACTCCTGACGACAGCGAGGGCTGAGGCACCGAAAGGCGGGCCTTTCTCGGGTTCGTTCGGACAGGCACCACACCCCGGACAGTTGCGCGCGTCGCACAAGGTTGATATTCGCCGGATTGGGAAATACGACGCCATCGAAATATCGGCGAACACACGTTACGCCATCGTTGTTCACGAAGGTCGCGGCCCAGTCAGACCAAAAGTCGCTGGAGGGAAACTCGTGTGGCGCAACCAGTTCACAGGTGCGATTGTGCGGGCGAAAGTGTCGCCACGGTCCGGCCGCAACGTTGCGCCTGACAGGTGGCTGATTCGTGCGATGCGCCGACGAGGGTATGATATTGTCTGACACTATGACAGACATCACAGAAACGCTCCTCCCCGCTGATCGTTGCCCTGACGGCCTCGTAGTTTCCTACTCAGCAACGCACGTGACCGTAGAGCCAGTCCATTTCGAAACCGGTGACTCATGCGGGGTGTTCACACTGCCCCGGCGTATCAAGCCGTCGGTGTGGCGCGCTCAGAACGAGCTGCAGAAATCAGCGAACGACGCTGGACTGAGAGCGAACGCCCTGTCAGGGAAGCTCGAAGCGGAACGAAAGCGTTCCGAAGAGGCTGGCACCGACCCAGACGAGACGGTCATGCAGGAAATCCTCGTGGAGTTATCGGATCTGGGCACAGACGCTTTCGACCGTTCAGAACTGTTCGCCAAATCGGTGTGGGGCGACCAATGGCCCGCGCTCATGGAAGCGCTCGACGACGCCATTGAGGGTTCCGAATGGGCGGCAACTTGTGGTTTCCTTGGCCGCATCCGCCTCGAAGTGACCGCACACGAAGGAGAGGAAGCCGAGGTCCCTTTGGACTGATCTTCGCCGTCGATGAACTCCTACACGGGGACCAGGCGGTAGCTTGGACCGGCAGGTTTCGACGGTGGGGCCTCAACCCGGATACCAGCACACTTGTCGAATGCTCACAGGTGTTCGCGTCATGGTGGCGTGAATCCATGGACCATGACGAATGGGTCAACCAGTGGGCGCTCCTCGTGGCGGAATCAACGCCGGAAATCACTGACGCCGACCAGGCGGCGATTGACGCATTCTACGCTCAGGCTGGGTTCCCGAAGCAAACCAATGATGTAGAATAACGGCGTGGCAAACGAGGTTGGTCGCGCCAAAGCGATAGTTGAACTTGATTTCACGAAGTTTGAGCGCGACATCGCCAAAGTGAGGGCGTTGCTTCGTTCCCTCAAGGATGAGCCAACGAAGATCAAGATCGACGCTGATGTTGAGAACCTGACCGGCGAGATCCAGAAGATCAAACGCACTGTCGATAAGGGTGTCGGCAAGGTCGAAGTCGAGGTTGATGTCGATAAGGAAGCGCAGGCGAAACTTGACCTAGAGTTTGCCCGGCTGAAACAGAAGATACGGCAGTTCAATAAGTTCCGGGCGGAGGAGACACGCCGCACTCAGGGTGCCGAGAAGGAACGTTTGCGCCAGTTGGCGTTGGATTCCAGCCTTCTCCTTAACGACATTTCTGTCAAAGTTGACCTCGACGAGAACGACCTGGTGGAGGCTGAGGCAGCGCTGGCGCTATTGGTGACACGCAAACGTGAAATCAACATTGGTGTTGATGCGAACATTGCGGAACTGGCCGTAAACCGTGCCGCAGCGCAGGTGCAGCTCGCTGCTTTCAAAAAAGCGTTGGCGTCAGAGAAGCTCGAAATCGGTGAGTCGATCCGCCTCGCGAACACTTCTGAAGCGAAAAATGATCTCAGGCTCCTCGCCGCTGAGGCGAAAAGAATCCTTAACGACATCCCACTGAACGTTGACCTTGAAGGAGTTGCTGCCGCTGAAGCTCGGCTGGAAGCGCTCGCGCGTGAACGCGAGGTCATTGTCGACATTGACGGTATCGCCGCAGCGGGTGCGGCACTAGCTGCACTCGAACTGCAGAAGGTCGAGATCGAGGTCGATCTTGACCTTGATGCCGCCGCTGTCAAGGTGCAGCTCGCTGCTTTCAAAAAAGCGTTGGCTGCCGAGAAACTCGAAATTGGCGAGTCGATCCGCCTCGCTAACACTTCTGCAGCTAAGAACGATCTCAGACTTCTCGCCGCTGAAGCGAAAAGAATCCTCAATGACATCCCCCTCGATGTTGACCTTGACGGAATAGCCGCCGCTGAAGCTCGACTGGAAGCTCTCGCGCGTGAACGTGAAGTCATTGTCGACATTGACGGCATCGCCGCAGCGGGTGCGGCACTAGCTGCACTCGAACTGCAGAAGGTCGAGATCGAGGTCGATCTTGATGGCATTGCAGCCGCCGAGCTGGCGTTGGACGCCTTGGCTCGCGACAGGAAGGCGGAGATCAAGGTTGATACCGACACTGGCGGCGGTGCCCTTGGCCAGCTTGCGGGACTCCTGCGCATCCAGCAGGGCTTAGGCCCATTCGCTCTGTCCGGCTCGCTCAGCGGGATCGGGGGGTCGCTCGGCTCAGCGGCGGGACCAATCGCTGCACTACTAGGACCCGCCGCAGCGGCGGCAGCGGCGCTGGCGGGCATTGCGTTTGCGTTCGGGGTGGTAGGTTCAGCCGCCGCAAGCGCTGGTGTTGAAATAACAAAGTTCGCCATCGACGCTGCTGCGGAACTTGAAGTGCCACTCAAGTCGTTGGCTCGGATCACTGGCGATCAGTTTGGGGAAATCTCCGCACAAGTCATTGACTTCGCCAGGACCACCCCATTCACCGTTGAATCCGCAGTCAAAGCAACACAGCTCGCAATCGCTGGCATCAGGATCAAACCGGGCGAAGCGGTCGATTTCGTTAGCAGCATCGCCGACGCTGTGGCAGTTGGTGGCGGCACAACCGCGAACTTTGATAACCTCACACTCGCTCTCACCAAAGGTGCCGGCCGCGGCAAACTTCAGCAACGCGAAATCACCCAACTCGTTCGCAACACGCGGGGCCTGTTCCGACAGGACGACTTGTTCGCGAACATCGCTGAGGATTTGGGGATCAGCCAGGGCGACGTTGCTGAACGCGCCGCCGCAGGTGCGCTCACGTTCAACGAGTCGTTGGGTGCGATCAAACGCACACTCGACGAAATCCCCGGCGCAGCAGGCGCAGCCGCACGCGCAACAGACACCCTATCCGGTGCGATCACCAACCTTCAGGACAACCTCCAGGTTGCATCGCTTGGCGGGTTCAAAGGCTTCCTCGACTCCGCCAAGGAAGCTCTCACCGGCAACCCCGAAAACGGTGTCGGCGGCATCTCTGACGCACTCGCGAACCAGTTCTCCCTCATCGGTCCCGCGGTAGGTCGAGCGTTCGACGACATCGGCCCACGGATAGCGCCAGCGATCAACGCCATCGGCCCGCTCATCGCAAACACGATCGACGCTATCGGCCCGTCCGTCGCCGCGCTCGTGAGCGCTATTCAGGAAATTTCAGCAGGTTTCGCTATCGGTTTCGGCGAAGGCAAAATCGGGATACTCATTGGCCCTATCGAAAAAATCGGTCGAGCGATCGCTCTCATCGGGGTAGTCGGCAGACCAGCGTTCAACATCATTATCGAAGGGTTCAAGCAGATTGGCAACGTTGCACAACAAGCACTTGGTCTCATCACGCTTCCATTCACAGCTCTGATAAAGGTAATCTCCGAGGCCGGTTCGCTTTCCATCAGTGTCCTCGCGGACATTGTCGGTGCAGCAAAGATAGCGCTACCAGTGTTCGCCGATGAACTTGGCACTGCCGAAAAGTTCCTCAACAATGCTTCAGCGAAGATCAACAAAATCGGTGACCAAAGCCTACAGTTCTCCACGAACTCGATTAGGTCCGGCGCAGAGGGGCTGATTGGAAACGGGAAAGAAATAAACAGGCAGATCCAACTAGCGAAAACAAATTTCGACCAGTTCAAGGATCTAGTGGCGTCCAATGGCAGAACGCCTGTGTTCGACACCGAGGCCATCAAAGCGTCGCTGTCCGATTTCGCTGTGACCGAGGAGGCGGGATCTCTTGCGGGGCAAAGCTACCTGAACGCATTTTCTGACGCCATCGCCTCCGGTGCGGACGGTGTCACAGGTGAACAGTTAGGCGCTGCTTTCGATGAAGCGGTCAGTTCGATCGTTGAAGCGATCAGTGTCGCCAAACCAGCCATCGACGATCTGGGTGCGGCTTTCGGGCAGGTCGGAAAGGAGGGTGCTGATGGATTTGCAAGCATCGAGCAAGCACTCGACTCATACAAGGAGAAACTCCTCCTTGCGGCGAAACAGCAACAGCTCGTGAACCTCCTCATCTCTGGCGGTTTCGACCAGTTGGCGCAAGCCGTAGCGGCGGCACCCGCTGATGGTATCAACGGGTTTATCGACAAGATATCCGAACTCGGACCAGCGTGGGTCGCCGCAGAGGAACAAACCCTGGACTCCCTAGCTGTCGGCACGCAAGGTATCGACGACCAGGCAGAAGCCCTCGCCACCCTTCAGGCCCAAGCCGCTCAAGGCGTTATCTTGAACACGACTGCTCCAACCTTGTCCGAACTTGAAGGCAGGCTCACCGAACTTCAGAAAGAGAAATCAACACTCGTTCGCGTCGGGGCCGACACCGGGGAGATCAAAGGGCAAATCGACAGACTGGTTGCCGAAATCAATGCGAGGAAAGCGACCATCAACGTGGGCGTGGTCGTCAAGAAGGGTACGCTTGGATCGGTAGTGCCGGGCTTGGCCAACTTCCAGACATTCGGAGGGAAACGTCACGGCGGGCCGCTCGACCCCGGTCAGCTCTCATGGGTTGGCGAGGGGGGTCGCGAGCTGATCTACACCGGTACGACTGCAGCGTCGGTGATTAACAACCAAACCTCGGAACGCATCGCCGGAATGCTCGGACTGGACACGCCACGAACATTCAACGCCGCTGCCATCGGTGCCACCGTGTCTACATCACCGCAGGTCACTCAAGCGTCGCTCGGGATCACCAACCAGCAGGCGCGCATCATCGGTTCAACGTTTGCACAAACTGTCGGCGGTGTCACCGCCGTCATTGCGCCGCCATATTCCGATCCTGAAGCGATAGCGTCTAAAATACGGTACAACTCGAAAGCATCCCAACGCCCATGACTTACGGACTCCTCAACCCAATGCTGTGGGGCTGCAGCAAACTTCCTGTGTTCGACGCGGCTCGAACCCGCACCTACGTAAACGCGATCACCAAAGACTGGATGCCGTGCGGCGCAGACTACGGCGACCTATACCCGCAGGAGTACACCACCCCAGCGGAGGACCGCCCATGGTGGGTGTCCGACGCACACCCCGAATCAAAACTCTTCGCAGGGTTCAACATCACCAAAGTCACAGGACTGTACGGGCCAGCACCATACGAACGAGGTACGCTACGCCTCGCCTCGGCCGGGAGCACCGGGCGGGTATCAACATGGCGCAAACCACAATGGCAGGAACGCACCATCCTCGTTGAAGGCACCGCACACGGTGCCACATGCTGCTCAGTGGATTACGGTCTACGTGTCCTCGCTGAAGTGATGCGGGGGTGCTGCTCGGATGGGTGTGACGGTGGGTGCCTAAGAACACTCAGGCCGGGAGGGTGCGCCACAGACCCGTGCGGGATCATCAAACCAACCGTTCTGTGCCCGGACCCCGGTGACATTGCGTACGAGGACGGTATTGCCTCATTCGCCGTCACCACCCCACCACAGTTCGTTCTGTCCACGGTCACCTACGACATCAGCACAACCGACCCCGGCGTCACTGCATCAAGCCAGATCCTGAACGACACCAACACCGTCGTCGACAGCATCACCACTTTCGCTGTCACCCCCGTTGTGTATTCTCCAGTGCATCAGGTCAACCCGCCAGCACAGTCGCCGACGTTCAAACTCCGCATACCCATCACGGGCGGCGGCGCAACAATCTCCAACGTTGCGTTCACCGGGTACCAACCAGCGCTATGCATCCAAGCGTGCCCACCACCATGCACACCGGGAGACGAGAACTTCATTGAGCTATGCCCCGACGAGTTTGAGAACACATACGGCGAAACCTCGGAAACACTACGACACGCCACCTTCCCCGCAGGTTTCGAGCTCACCAACATTGTGTTCGACTACGCACATGTTGACGTAACACCCGGCGTCACAGAACTGCACGTCACCATCAGCAACGGCGGCATTGCCGTACAGCCGCCAACGATCATCACTGTAGGTGCCCCGACAGGCGCAGCGGCGAACATCAGCATTGCCGTCCCACCGTACAACCCACTCACCGGCCCCGACGCCGAAATCACCTACGAAATCGTTGGGTTGCCGCTGAACGGCTCGTTCAACATTTCGAACATTCGCTGGCGCGGCACCGCCCCCACCGTCTGCCCGGAACCCGAACTGCCCGACCTCAACGCCACCATCGTGTCCTCCCCATGGGTGACGCTACGCAACATCGCCGTAGCCGAAGGCCCCGAAATCATCGAACGTGGAGACGACCTCTCCCCGTGCTGCGGGTGCTCAACCACCACACGCTGGCGCATGGTCCTCACAGCCACCGACCCCCGACTGTACGGAGACCCCGCCCTCATCTCCGAGGTAACCGTGAACGCCGCAGGTATCCCGTGCGATATTGCAGGCAACTGTTTCAACTGTGACACCGTAGATTCCGGCGCGGACCCAACATGCATCGCCCTCCCGATCGTGCCGCTACCCGACCCGAAATCCTGCGCCTGCATCCCACCTGTCACACAAGCACAATTCTTTGACCTCAGTATCCCCGACACACCTTTCCCCGTGTTCGCCACCGTGACCGTACGCACAGCGGCACAACCGATTGACGGGCTGCAGATCAGGTGGTGGCGCAAACGCCCCGGAATGCCAGCCGGCCACCCGAACTACACGCCCTGCAACGCGTGCGGTGGTGCCGTGATCTCCCACATCGAAGCATCGTCAAGGCTGATCCTCAGCGACACCGCACGGTTACGCAAACCAGGTGGTGTGTTCGTCGATGCCACACGACGCCTATACACGCCCGGTGGCGCACCATGGCCAGGTGCGATCGAACTCGGGTGCGGCGAATGGATCATGGAAGTTCGGTGGGGCACCACTACCGACCCGTCCGGCACCACCATCAAAATCGAAGTCGCCGAGGCGATGCCTTGAGTTCACAACCACTGTACCGGGTGTACGTCACCGAACGAGGCGGCGGGCAAACCGTCGCTGATTTCGGGGATCGGGCATCCCGCGTCCGATGGGGGCGACAACTGAACGTATCAACCCTCGCTGAAATCGAAGTATCGGACGACTGCCTCGATATCGTCAGGATGTGCGAACCGTGGGCGCATGAGCTTCATATCCACCGGAACGGCAAGGAAGTCTGGGTCGGCCCGGTTTCGCAACCTATCCTGCGACGAGAGGGAGTTTCGTTACTGTTCGCGCGTGACATGCTCGCATGGTTGCAGGTGCGCGCCGTCCATAACCTCATCGACCGCACGACCACTGGCACAGGGCAAACAACACCAACAGCGTTCGCTGAAGCCATCATCCACGACGCGCTCGCCCCAGAAGATTCAATGGGCCTCCTGTCGTTGCTCACCAACATGGGTGAATGCCCCGATGCTGTGGCCTCGGACCACAAGGTCGACCCCGCCCTCGGTGACATGTCATGGGACACGGGACTGGCCACAATGTTCGGCACTGGCATCGACATAGCAGCGTTCGGCAGGCGAATCATGTTCGGATGTGCCGGTGCGTGCTGGGGGCAACAGTTCGAGGCGCTCGTATCCGATATTGACGTCCAGGGGGATTACGCACTCGCTCAGCGGGGCGACCTGTACGCTTCACGGTGGATCGTTGCCGGTACCACCGGGTCTGACGGAACCTCCACCGTACCTGTCGTTGGCTCAGCCGGAGGGGTATCGCCCCGCTATGGTCTCGTCGAGCGTAAAGTGAACTCACCCGCAACGGGAACAGCGGGCGGCGTGCAAGCCCAAGCGCAGCGTGCCTTGACATCGCAAGGCCCGGTGCCGCCGTTCACCCTTTCCGAAGCGGACGAAAATTCACTCGACCCTGGCCGGCTGCGATGCGACACGGACTGGAACTGGGCCGAAACCCCCGCGGGTTCATGCGTCCGAGGTGATCTCACGGTTGGAGACAGGCGTGTTGCGGTTGACCTACGCTTGGCGAAACTTGATGTAGAATGGTCGTCAACGGATGAACGTGTTACCCCAACGTTCTCAACGATCAAGGCTGACTAACATGGCATGTGGCGGTGGCTGCGGTGGCAGACAACCAGTTCGAGCACCCCAAACACCATCTGGTGTTGTGACCGGCTACATCACCGTACGGGGCGGCGAACTGACCGGGCAGTACGCCTCTTGGCCTGAGGCGCAGCGGTCTGGCAACGGCACACCCATGGTTGTGAACCTTATTAACGGGTTGCCAGCGCCCGGAGCGCTTCGAGCATTGAAAGTGGTGAACTGATGGCCGGTTGCTCAAACTGTGACGAAGCCCTCTGCTCCTGTGTTGTTCTCGGAAGCGTCGGCGACGGCACCGCCCCCGTAACAGTGACAGGCAGCGGCGATCCCGACGACCCGTACGTTGTTTCAGCCACGGTCGACATTTGCGAAGTTATGCGGAGCACGCCCACGGGCAGCATCGCCATACCCGGAACAGATCGCGTACTCACACTCAACGGAACTACCTGCCTGGTAAAAACACTCCCCGCCAGCGGAGGAGGAGGGGGCAGCAGCGCGACATTCAACGTCAACGGTGACAGCGGCACCTCCTTCCTGGTTGACGGCGACACGCTCAGAGTCCTTGGGCTTGGCCACGTCAACACCACGGTTTCGCCACTACCACCCGGAACAACCACAGTCAGAGTCGGTTTCGACGAGCACTACACGGTCCTGGGCGCACTTGGACTCTACTCCGGGTCGTCCCCCGTCCTGGGCGTAGGTGGACCATACGCCACAAATGCAACGATCCCCTCATTCGTCATCAATAATCCATCACCATCACGGGTGCTCGACCTACTTTTCACCCTCTCCGTGCAAGCGAATGTCACGGTAGGAAGCGGTGGACAACAGACCGGTGATGTCGATGGGATTTTCAATTTAAACGGAGGGGGGCCGGTGGTGACGATCCACGGCTTCCTTTGCGTCAATGAAGTAACTGGAACAACCGCGGCCGGGAGTTCCTTCTTCGGGTCGTACAGCCAAGCGGCCAACGTGCCTCCGGGAGGGGGCATACTCGTAGGCGGTGTTGCGTGCGTAACCACAACCAATATCCAAGTCGGCAACGGGCAACTCGACGCAGACTGCCGAATAGAATGGGTGGGCGGTACAAACCAATGACGAATGACAAAACAACAGTTGTGCGCTGGTGGAAAAACTCGAAAGGACGCATCGGGTGCGACACCGCCACCTACGTCGAGGTACCCGAAGGTGACGACCGGGCAATCCGCATCGAAGGCCGCGAAGGCTGGTGGTTCCTTCTCCACTCAACACATTCCGACGCTTTCCCGTCACCGCACAAAGTGGAACCAACAGGTGAAACAATCACGGGAACAGACACCTACGGCCGGGCGATCAGCCACCCCGAATACGCTGTCGTCCCGCCACCGCCAGGCGACCCGTACTGGAACATTGCAGAATGGGAACTCGCCAAAGGGTTCAAAGACGCCACAGCGGAAGAAGCGTTGCGGCAAGCAGACAAGGACCGCAAAACCGATGAAGCGCTATCCTTGGAAAGGTTTGGTCCCAAGTAATGGCAGGTATCACAGACTGCTGCGGACTCGCCTCCTACGTTGACGGCTCCACCATTGTTTGCAACAGTACAACCGGGAAACTCGAATCGCCTGCAACGCCTGTAACGTGCGTGACCACAGATTTCCTACGCAACGGCGGAAATGGTGTTGCCAACATTGACGTGACCGGACCATCCGGTGTCGATGTGCCCTTGGGCGACGTAACAGCAGTCACGTACCCCTCCATAACTAACCCTCTGCCTTGCCAGAAACGGCTCAGAATCAGCGGCGTCAACGGCAACCTCACCATGTACGTCACCAACGTCGGCGCAGGTGGAGTACCGCCGCATTCACTGTCGTTCGGGCTTGAAGTGTCGCTCGACGGCGGGACACTGTACCGCAAAGTCGACGAGATCACCTCCGTATGGGACCCGGCACTGGCACCGTTTCAGCAACGATCGGTCCACACATACAAACGCTCACACCTCGTGTTGATCGGTCCGGGCGCGACAATCACACCGCTCTGGCGCTGCAGTTACAGCAACCTTGGCGCAGCCACCGACGCCGCACGGATCATTATGACCACGTTCGACTTTGAATGGGAAATCCTGTAATGGTGAAACCCGCCAACAAGCGAGGCTGGGGTAAAGGCTGGCCGAAAGACAGATCAGCGGACATGACATGGGTGACCGCACCGCTCTCCGGCACGCGCTGGCAGGTTCACCGCGAAATCGCACCACTCCTCCTCAAAGCAGTAACGATCATCGAGGAGCGCGGCTACCTGTTCGACCTCGGACCGCGGGACATCAACGACGACTGGGGGTACAGTAACCGGCCCATACGGGGCACGCGCATTCCCAGTAACCACAGTTGGGGGTTGGCGATCGACATTGACGCACAAAGCTACCCCCAAGGGCAGCGACGCAAAGCACCGCCGCTATGGGTGCGCGAAGTGTTCGCCCTCTGCGGTTTCGCATGGGGCGGAACATGGTCCTACGCGGACCCGATGCACTTTGAATTCCAAGGCACACTCGCCGACGCTCGCTCTGCTGTGTCCAGGCTGAACAGTGCGGGCACGGCCCAGCCCGACCCCGACCCCGACCCGGCACCAGCCCCCGTGCCACCCGCAGCGCTACCGGTCCGTGAAGCCATGTTCATCGGAACACGAGGACGCATGGTCGAAATCGTCCAGTGGGAAATATCAGCCGTGTCGGGTGCACAGTTCCCCGGCGAAATCGGCATCTACTGGGGGATGCTCAAAGAAGCGGTCGTCAACATCGGACGCATCACCGGCAACAACTGGGACGGTAACTTCATCGGACCAGACCAGTGGCGTGTTATTGATATGCTCTACATGAGCAAAGGGCATCAGCCAGTTCTCCAGTGAAAGGTGTTGCCATGAGCGATTTCCTGAGATCCATCATCCGCACAGGTGTCCCCGCATTGGCTGGTGCCATTGTCGCCTGGCTCACCAGACGGGGACTTGATGTCGACAACGGCACCGTAACCCTCGGCATTGCGTGGGTTTCCTCCGTTGCGTACTACGGTGTCGCTCGACTCGTTGAAGCCGTAGAGCCAAAGGCCGGTTGGCTACTTGGCGCACCAGGAGCACCAGTCTACGGGGACTGACGGGGGCGGCGGCGTTTGCGCTGCAGCTTCCTGCGCTCAATGTGGGAAAGTCCACCCCAAACACCCTGAATGCCATGGGTGTCAGTCATCGCGTCCTCAAGGCATTCCGAACGGACTGGGCAACCCTCGCATACGGCTTTGGCGCGGTCAATGAAACTGTTCGGATCTTCAAGCCGCGGGAAGAACACGCTGACATCAACACCCCTCGTCTTGCAGTTCCCTTGTGCAGACCATTCGTTCATTCTGATCCTTTTCGGTGAAGTTCGTTCATGGTAACCAAGTGGGGGCGAGGGGGCAAGTGTTACCAGAACGTCACCGAATCAAGGCGAAGACCCTTCACCTGGTCGTCATCGACAATGGTGCAGTCAAACCCGGCGTTGATAATCCCATCATCATCGGTGAGGACAACCACCACATACCCTGCCGGGGCACGCGAACGCAGAAGTTCACTGGTCTCCAGAACAACGTCCCCAAGCTGCCCGACAATGGCGTCAGCGAGGTCCTTCACGGTGCATGGTGTTCGCACGCTGTCGACCGCTGCGCTGATCTCCGCCCACATGTCATTCATTCGGGACGGCCCTCAAATGCGTCAGCCCAAAGACGAACCATTGGTTGCGCCGGATCACCATCAGGCGCGCACGTCGCAGGAAACACCTGATTGACATGCCCGCGCCATATCCTTGGTGGCATCACCAGTCTGGCGTACATGACGGCCTGCTCAACGGTTGCCGCTTCCACGAGCACAGGACGTTCCGGTGCAACATCTCTGTCTGCTTCCCAAACAATTTCAAACAACATCAGGAAACCTTTCGAAGTAACGGTCGAGTTCCGCCAACGCACCCGTGACAGCTTCCGTGGCCGTCATGCCGCACGGCCACGACTCACGGGTGGCACCGTGGGAACGAACATGGCATCGGAACTCATTGGACCGCAACGGCGGAATAAGGCAGATGCTCTCCACTGGCGACCCAACCTCCTTGCGCCGCTCCCACCTGACGATCCGCTGAGCGTGCCCGGCATTGTGTTGGCCGGCGTCTACGAGCAACCATTCCGGGCCAAGCAAACCGGATTGAATGATCTCATCAGCGTATCTAAGGCATGCCAACTGTGTTGGAGGGAGCATCCCAACAAGGCGTTGCAAACGTGCCAGTTCGTCTGTCATGACATGCCTCCGTGTTCTGCAGTGCCCTGCGGGACACTCATATGCCGCCCACCATACCGAGCCCGAGCACCCAACGCGCTTTCAACCAACGAGGCGACCGCTTTCTCAACCGATTCACCTTGCACCGATATCGAGAACAGTGCGTCATCATCGCAATCCCATGAATTCTCACCCTTGCCAGGGATTGGCACAGGTTTGCCAGGAACGATTTCCGTGCAGTAGTGAACCTTTTCCGGGCGTAACGGGCCGAGCCGGGTTTTCCATTTGAACACTGACCGTGTTGTTTTGAATGTGGCTGGGTAGTTCGCTTCAGGCATCGGAACGATTGTTGTCCCTTCAGTCATGGTCTTTTCCGTCATGGACGACTTGCCAAACAGTAGGTGTTCCCAGTTGATGTAGGTGTGCCGCCACCACGGGGTACCAACTGACCACTCATTAGTTTTCGCCCACACGTTCCATGTGCCGTGATCTTTGGCCACAACGAAACCTGTTGTCCTGCCGTGGTACTCGTCGCGCGATGGGAGTACACCCGAGAACGACACCCAAAGATTGAATAGCCTGCTCCCATAAACAGAGATTTTCAATTTGCCATCCGAGTTATCTTCAATGCTCAGTCCGATCCCAAAGCTGTGCATCCTGGGTGGGAGCAGTGAGCACTCGATGCTGGCTTTGAAGTTCTTTCGTTGCCCGTTACCCCAGTGCCCGAGGCCACAGTTCACGGCGATGAGGTGCGCTCTCCATCCACGCCATTTCGGTGTGTCGCCATCAGGCTTGCTTGCCCACCCGTACACGGTTGGTTCGCCATCTGGTCCTGTCTTGAAGTTCTTCATGCCAGCCCTCCGTCCTTTTCGCATGTGTATCCCCTGACAAGCTGGTCGTCGTTCTGTGGTGGGCTGTGCTGCTCCCACCACACCTTCGACGCCACAATCGCTTTAGCCCTATCAGCGGCACGCTTCAATGTGTCATTGTCACCCATCCGTTCGGAAATATGCTCAATCCCTGTAGGCAGGTGAACAACTCGCACCAGTTCCCTCCTACTAGTGGTTGATATCATGACGCTCCTCCGTCCTTTCCGCCCTTGTAGACCATGGCCAGCAGTTCTGCATGAGTTGGCGGGTTTCCGTACTCGGGCAAACACATCTTCAGAATCTTTCGGCGTTCAGCACTCAAGGCTCTGAGGATCGGCACAAGATCAGCTCCGTGGCCGTCCTCTGTTGACGCTTCGATCCGGTCAAGCAGGTTGAGTATCCCGATTTCGGTCGTAACGACTTCCATATAGCTCATTTAGATTTCCTCCATATGGTGAGTGTTGAGTAGTTTGATCTCGGGGATTTCTGCGGGCCACGATGTGATTGTGACCGTGGGTTGGTGAGCATCACAAACTCGTTGACAATCTCGAGACCAAGCTTCTCAGCCTGCACGGCCATCACGTACCCGGAATGGTACAAACGACCAGCATCAACGCCACGCCCGGTTTTCGTGACGATCGTTCCCCGTGGTGCGGTGATCCTGAACGCTTCGGTCAGACCATCCTGAATCAACGCTGTAACCTGTTTGCGGCCCAACCCGGCGTTCCCGTA